TGGTTACTTGAGAATCCCATGGTTCATCGCCAGTTATCTCACAAAGTAACTCATAACGTTTTGTTTTGATTTTTAATCTTTTCTTCAGATATGAAATCTGGAATGCAACACCTAATCCAATTGGAAAGGCGATAAGAATCAATACGGCAAAGATCAAAGGATCCCCAGTGATCCCTAGTGCAATCGCAGAATATAAACAGCGAAGCATAAAGAACTGATTTCTGTGCCAAGAATCAGTTAAGAAAACCAGTAGTGTCGTGCTAAATGGAAACCGTTCATCATAAGTCGGTTTATAGAGTCCGAGATACCACCAGTGATTTTTTGAATAGAGCAGAGGATCTGCGTACTTTTTCTTCCAATCCGCTGTTTTTACTCCTTCATCAGCGATTGCGTCAAGTCGGCCCTTAAAAAAACCGGCTCCGATCAGACATATTAAAGTTAATATTAGAGCTAAGATCATTTAATTATTGCTTATTTGGCCGGTAGTCATGTGAATGTATCCTGAGTCGTAAGTAGCATAGTCAATCTGATCAAATGACCAGCCCTGATCACAATCGCTTTGGCCATTACATAGATATCCTGCCCAGCAGACTTGTGAATTCATGAACCACGTGCCAGTGAGCTCATCCAATACCCAAATACGGATCTCTTGAAGACCATTACATGTCATGCTTCCATAATCGTCGATCGGCAGCATATACCAGCCCGGACCGGCAATTTGAGCATATGCCGGTTCGTCATCAAACTCTCCAAACCATGGATTTTGAGCTTGGTAAATAAACGTAAACCGGGATTTATCATAATCTGTCGAATCTGGAGTATAATCGGGTAATGCAATATAATAAATTATGGACCCATCGGGTTCGACAATTGCTGAAAGATTATCCCAAGCGGTATTACAGCCTTCATTCACGAATGGCTGCAGAGCTGGCACGAAATCCGGAATCACATTTCCCCATTCATCATACAATATGACTTGTGTCTGAACGTAGCTCTGATTGATCTCAAATTCACTGGCAAATGTCGGTGCCATCAAGGTCTCTGGATTACACGCGACTAGCGATAAGTAGATGGCAAATATGCCTAAAAATTTTAGCATTTTAATAGATTATTTTTTAGATCGGTTTGGGGCATGATCGACCATCACGGTCACATGAAGCCCATCCCTATGTTGTGATGCTGTCAAATAGATCACGTCTTTTTGCAATGCCATTTGAACGGTGTCTCCTAATTCAAGGCGATATGTGAAATTGGTTTCAAGTGGAGAAGCTTGGTACTTGATGAGTTCAGAGAAATTTTCAAATTTAAAAGATTCTCTTCTTAAGTTACAAGCGGCGACCATTAGAAAAAAGGCCGTCGAAATAATAAGCAGTTTTTTCATTTTATGAAGATTATTTTTAATCCCACCAGCCCTCGATATTGCGTTCCATCAATTTAAAAAGGAGCTTTTTTGCTCTATCGTGATTCATGTGTGAGATACAGCTAGCTATTCTATGTTTATCGTTTTTATCCTCAATCTTCAACCAGCCCTCACCATTCATTACTCTTTTATAGATTAGTGGATATTTTGCAAAATATTCGTCAAACTTCTCAAAAACTTGATTTATCTTTACTTCAATAAGATCAGATGACTTGCAAGTGGGTTCAAATTGAATATCACTTTCGTGATATTCAAAATATTCAAGCTCATAGTAGCCCGAATCCAGCTTTTCAATGAGGCGCACACAGGTCAGCATTATTTCAGAGTCTCGCTTAGCCGTCGTATGAAAATTACGGCCACCGATGTACTTTGCTTGAGCCTTTAGTTTATGGGCCAACATCTGTAATATGAATGAGTGATCCCAATTACGATCCTTCCAAATGATAGAAAACCAGTAAAAAAGATTCTTAACGCCATGTATAAAATCACGGTGCATGTATCTTCCATCGAATTTCCACCAAAGTAGTATCTTACTCATCTTCTTTATTATATATGCTGAACTCTATTCCGTATGTCCACCAAATTACCTCAATGCTTTTATATCCATTCAAGTCAGACTCATATGTCCATCTAAATGTCGGAAAAATATACGCCTGATATGCCACCGAGAAAGGTTCAACTCTTAGCCTCTTTTTCATCCTCTTCGTTTTCCATTAATAGATCTTTGTACTTTGACAGTTTATCAAGGCTCCACCAATCAGTACTAAATTCAGGATCTAGCTTTTTAATTGATGCAATCAGTTCTGATCTTAGACCGCTATCGTGTACCTTGAGTTCAATCATATCGGCCAGATCATGTAGCTGTTTATCTCCATAAATCGAAATTCTTAGATCATACTCAGACCATTTTGTTTTGTAATCAACTAGTAGAATTCCTCTAGTTAACCGACGGTGTAGATTGTGTAACCATCGATTCCTGACGCGTACAATAGAATTGTCGTTTCCAAAAAGGTGTAAAAATCTAAGAAACCAACGTGGACACCATTTTGGTTTTGCTCGATGGTCCATGAAAATGATCAACGGTTCCATTGCTTTAAATATTGTGCCGTCTTCATTCCATGGAATGCTTCCCAAGTATCTGTACTTTTCGTGAAAATCCTTTGGAAAAAACACAGCAAAAATGTGGCTTAACTCAATATGCATAGTGTGTATGATTCCTTTCTTTTTACCTTTAGTGATGATCATCTCCATTTAATTTTATCCATTGGTGGTCGCTGGTCAGCTTGAATTCTCCAAGCCAAGGCATATCCCATTCATTTGGAGAAATCATAGAAAGAAAGATCTCCCCAGCTTTGTTTTTATAAAGATGGTACGAGTTACCGACGATTGGCTCAAAATTAAACTTTGCACCATATACTAACTCGCTCCACCCAAATTCCTCGACCAGCTTTTCGTATTCCCGAGCTAATTCTAAGAACTTTGCATGGATCTGTTTGTTTGCTCTAGCAACCCCACTTGCCTTCCAAGAACCAGTATCAGTTGGGCGAATTGCAGGAGCCCCGACATTAGAGCCGTATGGCAATATTCCTGGAACCCAAGATTGGGTTTCCTCATCCCAAGCGACGTTATCGGGTCTCTTCTTTTCCATTAGTTCAGGCCATGCTCAAATATCTTAACATATGTGCCCTCTTCTATATCCCCTTCACAGTCCACCACATGGATTTGCTCATCTTTGTTGAAAACTATCACCTTTTTAATGGTTGGGTCATCTGGAAAATGCATGTCCCCTGAAAGATTTACAACTATCCCTTCGCTATCGTTTAAGATTAAAGAGAGGGTTCTAGCAAAAATAAGCGAAGAATTCAACCAGTCTTGTGGAGAATCTTCATGATTTGGGTCGTCCGGATTAGTATAATTCATAGAATATTATACTTATTGATAGCTCTCAAGTTTTCGATCTTGAATAAAGTATGACGCCTTCACAAGAAACCTCAATCACATCAGACTTCTTAATAAGCCGTCTGATGTATGCATTTACATTTTTAATTTTGTCATAAATGATGATTCGGCCGTCAGTATAAACTACACGAACACTTCTTCCTCCAGGAATAAGACTTAATTCGTTTTGTCTATATTGATCGCCGGCTTTGAATTCTTTCATATTTTTCCAATTTTTTAAACAATACTAATACTCTAATTGTAATTAAAGCCTAAGTTTAGAAACGCTTTAAATAAATAACTAAAAATAACTCCAAACCATGTCAGGAAGAGTTTTAAACTTTGGCGAGTTTTTCGACAAATATTCTAAGGGTAATTCTCAGGAATTAGGACTTGATGCAATAATACAATCTCAATCAAATTTCGAAGAAGGATTTGATGATGAAACCTACGATCAAAAACCGATCGGTCCAAGACGACCGGTCACCGGAGACTACGAAGAAACCCCAGCGGGTCCAGACACATCGGCATTTGCCCCAGATGCGACCGATGATTCAATGGAAGCTCCAGAGGAAATTGAAGCAGTTGAAGCCGACGATGAGACTGAAGAAATAGAAACCGCTGGAGAAGAAGCTGAAGAGGAAGAATCTGAAGAAGCTGAAGAGGACGATGATGAATCAGAAGAATCAGAAGAATCTGAAGAAGATGATGAAGAGGATGATGAATCAGATGATGTTCCTGAACCGGAAGCAGGAGCCAATCCAAAGCTTGATGAATCCCTTGAGTTAAGGAGTTTCAGTTCATTTATTGGGGAAGCCTATCATAATCACTATTCAGAAATGGATCAAGAATATGGTGATAACTATGAAGAGGGTGATTACTACGACGAACAGGTTTGTCCTGGATGTGGAGAAGATATTGAGTATTCTGAAATGGGAGCCAACTGTGGCTGTAATCCATAATAAAAAAAGCTAAGCGGGTGAACGAAGTAATTATCGCCTTTTTGACGGGAGTCCTAGGGCCAATCAGCATCATTATTATCAAGCACTATCTTGAAAAAAGAAAGAAAAAGGATACTGTCGTTGAGGCAGTAGTCAATGCGAATGTTGTGTGTGACGAGCTTGAAAAGATTTCAGAGGAGTTTGGAGCGGATCGAGTATGGATCGCGCAGTTTCATAATGGAGGTCATTATTATCCGACTGGCAAATCTATTCAAAAGTTTAGCATCTTTTTTGAGAATGTTAAAAGATCCCAAGATTCAATTCAGCGCACATTTCAAAATATTCCGGTCAATCTTTTTTCAAAATCGCTTGGAGCAGTGCTCGATAAGTCTTATATTGAAATTCCAGATTATAAAGATGAAACGATTGCAACGTATGGTTTAAAACATATTGCTGAGGAAAATGGTACAAAGAGCTCATATCTTTTTGCAATCAATAATGTTGAAGACAGGTGTATTGCAGTTCTTGCGGTCGAATACACGCATCGTCGAAAAACCCTCAATGCTGAAAATATCGTTGAGCTTAGATTAGAAGCGTCCAAGCTTGGCGGAGTGTTAAACAGTCAATTAAAAAGACAATGATCGTCGAAAGCTTTTTAGAATTTATGCAGTCAATGGCGGTGCACCAAAGCCCAAGATCATACACCATGTATGGAGCCAATCCAAAATCTTCTAGGGCAAGCAAGCTGGCCAAGCTTGTTAAAAAGCTTCATCAAGAAAGGGATTGAATCCTCTAGCTGGAGAATCATCCCAATTCAGCATAATATCTTCTAGGTCATCGTTTACCATGAATAGCACATGGAATGGAGTTCTTTGCTCAGATTCAATTAGCTCTTCAATTTCTTTGAGCTTTCTTTTTATTTCTTTACGCACGCTTTCATAATTCAATTCATTTTCCTGCATACTGTGAGTGTTTAGATCATTCATACAATACTGAGCTCAGTTTTGAATAAATAAACTAAATAAATCTGACAAATGAAAATGTATACAAAATTAAATCGACTTTTTGAAAATGACGAGATAGTTTCACAAGAAGAATTGTCAGAGCTCGGCGACGACTCTACACCTGAAGAAATTGATTCAAACGACGATTCTCTTGCATTACCTGCAGAAGGAGAATCAAGCGCCGCTGATAATCCAATGACCTTGACTGTCTCTGATTTTTTAGAAAGATGTAGATCAATTGATCCTCTTGTTTGCATGGGAATCGAAAAATTTATCCAAGACAAGATGATGGACGGAATCGACGCAGATCAGACTGAACTCTATTCGAACGATATTGAGGATGAGGATGACTTAAGTTTTTCTGCACAAGTCGAACCTGCTCGTGATGAATTGGATTTTCCAGCATAAGATGATTAAAAGGTTTGAAGAATATATTAATGAGGCAATGGGTGCAAACTCGATGGAAAGGGACCCGTTGGATTTAATCCAGCGACCAGATACAAAGAGAGCAAGCGCCTTCATGTTTTTTCAAGGAGCCTCCTCATCGATTCCAACTCATTGGAATAATTCTCCATTCCTAAGTGGAGGAAGATTAACCAGCGCCTTCGGATTAAACCCAAAGGCCAAAAAGAAGAGAGTGTTAAACTATTACGAGTTTCTTAAAGCTGCTTCTGAAAGGACTCAAATAAATAATAAAAAGACTAGATAAAAATGTCGTATATTCAAAACTTTAAGAAATTTACAAAGTCTTCTGAAAAAGTGGATGAACAAGGTCAAGTATTGGGCCCTAAACCTCAGGACACGGCTCTTGCTGCTAAATATGATGAACTTCAACAAAAATCAACTGAACTTCAAAACTTAAAGCAACAGGTGATAGCTAAGGAACAAGAGCTTAAAAATCTTACTGACGCGTATAATAAAGAAGCGACTGAAAAACAACAAGCAGTGCAACAAGCGGCCCAAGCACAAGCGGCACAAGCGCCAGCAGCTCAACCACAAGTATAATGTCAAAAAGAGCAAAGACATATAATCAATTCATCAATGAGGCTACTAAAGAGGTAGTGTACCCAACTAATTTTAAAGGCATGGTACAAAGCGCTCTTGCCGGTCTCTATACATCGGTGATGGCAATTGCCCAGGAACTAGCGAATGAAAAGGCTGCTCGAAATCCTCAAAGATATGATGGAACAGTCGAAGAAGTGGATATCACACGGGCAATGAATATGATATTTCATAGTGATTGGAAAAAGAAAATGAAGCAGAAAGCATTGGGACAAATGATGTACAATTCAATGGACCGCGCCGGCAAACAAGATAACGTTGTAAACAAAAAAAATCAGAGAGCAATGGGCCGCATGATGGGAGATAAAGAATTTGATCTGAACATTGATAAAGGACAGGTTAGATTTAGCGATGACTCTACCGGAAGCGGACCTGGTTCAAATCAATAATCCATGACTCTAGTTGAATTGATACAAGACATAAATGATGAGATCACCTTTTCTGGCGCTCTTCCCTATTCTTTACCTGAAAAGGAGATAAAGAGAATTATTGAGATTGATTCTCGATATTTTTGGGATAACTGGAGGCATGCGGTTGAGAAAGGATATTTAATGTTGCCATTAGAGCTGTTTAAGACTCCACAATTTAAGAAATTTAGACAGATTCAATTGCCTGATTGTATTCAATTCGTTATCGATTTTAAAGAGGCAACCGGTGGATCGATATTTGCAACGATCGATAGGGACTTCTCTGAGCAAAAATTTATCGGTTCAGAAATCTATCTTACTCCATTTATTGGGGAAAGTATTATGTATCGTACTCTAATATTTTCGTTCTTAGATCTAACAAAGGGTCTGATGCTAGATACGATTGCATATGATTATAACAAGAACACCAAAATGTTAGGAGTCGTCGGGAGAACCCCTAAGACAAATGCAGTGATTTCTATCTATAAAAAAATAGATCAAGATAAATTATTTGAGGACGAAGTCTTTCAAAGATATGTTCGTGCCCATGCAAAAGTGCGACTTTCGCACATGCTACAAACTTTTAATTATACTCTTCCTGGCGACGTGACCATCAATTATCAAAATATTGTGGCGACTGCTGAAAAAGAAATGCAGGACGTTAAAGACATGATGAAAGGAGAAAACACTCCGGACTGGATGCTCTTATATCGTCAATAAATAATCTTATATGGCACAGCTTAGAGATTTTTACATAAGACCAGAGAGTGATCCTGCACATCGACCTGAACAACTTGAGGTGACCGACGATATTGAGTCGCTACTTCAACAAATTAAAATGACTCTTTTTACAAATAAAGGAGAGGTTTTAGGAGAACCTGACTTTGGTCTTGAAGTCGAGAAATACTTGTTTGAGTTTAATGTAAACCCACATCTTCTTACTAAGGAAGCATATAGCCAACTCGATAGATACGTCGGTGAGAGCAGAAAAAGAGATATAAACATCCGACCTGCTGTATATAATGACGATAAGTCGAATCGAGATATCTTTGTGCTTTTAATAGACATACCTGAAGTTAAAAACACTTTATCTATTTTCTACGATTAATTATGAGTTATTTGATTGCAAACCTTCCTCCAATGTCGTGCTATATACGAAAAGAATTTTTATACGACTTTGAAAAGGGCCATGGAGAATACGAGCCATGTTATTGGGTGAGCGTCAAATCAATTAAAGGTAAGGCCCTGTATATTGAGTCGATATTGACTAATTATGGAGCGGTGTATGATAAGCTGCCTATCTCAGCATACGTTTGGAAAACTGATCTAAAACAAGATGATCTACTGCCTCTTGATTTTTTAGAAATATGGGATGCTTTTTCATATAACATAACAGTTTTGGAAAAAAGCACACTGGCTGGATTAGACTGTAAAGTTTATATGAAAGATCGTAAATTATATGACGGTACTTACATGTTTACAATAGATAGCTGCCATAGCGATCCTAATGAATTAAACACAAGTCTTTCGCAAACACCGAATGAGCATAAAAGCTTTAACATAATAAAGATGGATAACGGTCAGTTTGCAGCTCAGCCGAATAACCGAGTTTTGTTTTATGATCAATCACTTACGCCAAGTGGAGTAAAAGTACCGGATTTTAAAGTATCTACTAAAGAATTTTATTGTGAAAATTCTTTAAAGTGGTCTGCCGGTGATTCGGATAGTTTTTTCTATGAAATAAATGAAACTGAATAAGGGCTGATGTCGTTCAAACGGATACTATCCAATAAGACGCAGCGAGTAAAAGGAAACATCATTTTCGCCACACCCTTATTTCAATTATAGAGCTCCTTCTGCTCCAGATTCTCCACCTTCAATTGCTTCTCCTCCAGCCGCAGGCGTTTCAGCTGCTGGTGGTGCCGGTGCGACTCCTCCGGATGGAATTGGTGCGGTGCCAGCAGCGGCTTGGACTGCTTCTGCATCAATTTCCTCATCCATTTGATCGAACCACTTTTGGTTGGCCTCAATCTCGTCTTCAGTCATCTTGAGTTCTTTTCTGATCAGGTATTCAGTAGCAAAGAACGGAGTGCCATCGTCTCGAACAATTCCTTTTTTGGCTTGGAATGAAGCAATACGTTTTGATTCGATCTCATTTTGCTTCATCTCTTCAAACACATTATCGTTATGATATGTGATACCGATTGCGTTATGGAATTTATAGTCCTCCGAAAGCTCAGGATAGTCTAGGCACATTTGTAGATACCATGGCTTGACCAATAACTCAGAAAATGCTGAGCGTAACCTGCGAATAAATTTCTGATATCTAATTTCCTCTCGACTAATTCCTTCGGCGTTAAGAGTAAAGGCCCCCATACCAGATTGACCTTCCCAACGTGAATAAGGTATTTTTGAGTCCATCTTAAGCTTTTTAGTAAAGTATCCCAATAGCTCAGAGCCAGAAAGATTTGGACCGGGATAAGATAATGCATCAATCTTTACCTGTTGATTCTGGTCATTGACTGGAAGGACATAATTCTTATAGAATAAGATATTAGGTTTACCGTCAACTGTGAGCTCTCCGCTATCCCCATTGAAATACACGTCTTCCTTAAGCAGGTTCATGAATTCTTTAACGTCTTCTTGAGCCTTTTGTAGACTCTTCGATCCAACTGGAACAGTCGTCGTGAGACGAATCGGAGCATTCATTACGTGCCATATCACTTTGCTATGCTCAATAATCCTAAGAAGATTGAAAGAACGAATAAGTCTTTCGACAAAGGATACTCGCTTGGTTCTAAAGTGATTTGAGAATGAAATATAAATGACTTGTGAATCATTTAGAGTTCGAGTAGAGCCGGTTGCCTGGTCGAATTGTGTCCACTGTAAGAATACCTTTCCTTTAGGATCCTTCTGTAACTGTGGAGCGATTGTGGCAGGATCAAGCTCCTTAAATCCTATGATCTCTCGAGGTTTTTCAAGGTTATCATAAATGATTTCAAAGCAAAGGTGACCCTCTATCAAGAATTGAAATGCATATTGCCAAGCTGAAATACTTTCTCCAAATCCCCAAGCATTGTAGATCTTTTCAAAGTTATCGTTATATTTTTCTATAACTCCTTCCTGAAAATTAAGACGTTCGTCTTTATTCTTTCCACGATACATCATTTTTCCAGTAAGATCTCGAGAATGGGCAAATCTTCCCTCATCATCATATACGATCATATCATCGACTATCGTCTCGAGGATAAATTCAATTTCCCCGTTGGCCGCAACATCGCGCAGTCTCTCCCGTTTTACGGCGTAATCCAGATGGAAAAAGGCAATTGCTTTTGTTCTAAGTTGAGAGGTGGTGTCTGCAATGGCCATTGAAAATCTAAGAAGATCATCACCAGAATTGATTCGGTTTGATCGAGCCGATATCTGACTTTCAATAAACCCGATTGCCTGAGAGTTCCTTAGTAGTAAATCCTCATGACGCGTTCCAAACTTACTGAGTCCTGCGAGCTTACCGCCGGTCCTTACTGTTTGTGTATTTAAAAAACCTGCCATTATTCAAATGAATTTTTAATGAATTGATCGTACATTATTTCAAAATTAAAGGGTTCGGGATAAAGACCTCTGCTTGAAAGTCGTGGCTTTACTAACATTCCTAAATTGTCCCAATCAATTAATTTTACTGAAATTATGTTATTTATGTTATACTTATTTATCGCATAGTTTAGGTTAGTGGCACCTATGCTGTTCGCTAAGATGGTCGGGGGCACCAAGTAAAAGGGTTGATCTAATCCAGAACGTTCTGAACTGGGCAAAAGCTCACCCTTTGATGAATATAGAGATTTTAGCCCATTTAACATCGCAAAGTTGTAATAGGCTTCAAGTAGTTTATCGCATATCGCCGGTGGTATCACCTTAAGATTGAGCATAAGTATGCTCTCCGATTGGGCCCAGCCTTCATAATAAAGGCATAGTCCAATGGGATCTATATCGTAATATGGGCGGCCATTATTTAATAGAGGAACAGTATCGTTCGTTAACTGTGACACCTCGACCGAGGTTCTTAATGCATAGAATCTTCCTGGAGGAAATCTTCGAGTTATTGATATTCCAAAGGAGTCTGCCGCTTCATAATAATCATAGCGACCTAAATTTTTTTCTATGTCCTCAAATCTTTTCAGAAAATAAAAGTTTATTTCTTTTACATACGATTGAACAGAAAGTTTTCTGTTATTATGCCAAATCGCATATTATGGAGAGCAGCATATTCTCGAGCGGCTTCAAATTTTGCAGAATTAATGATATATGCTTTTGCATGGTGTGCATATGAAAGAGTCTTCTTTTCAGTGAGAATCTTAGGAGGTTCAGGAGGAGTAAGGTATTTGTCAGGTTTTACTTCAATCATCCATTTGGTGGTCGAGCCATCATCATTTTTAGTCACCATTACGGTGTCTATCCAATAAGTAGACTGCTTTTTAAGAATGGGATTCCAGTAGGATATTCCGATAGGTTCAGCTGCATACTGTAATACCTTTTCATTTTGATCACAGTACTGCAAAAACTTAAGTTCCCAGCTCGAACGATATACGATCTTGCTGGGATCCCCCATGTATTTTTCCGGATTTTGTGGTGTAAAATATCCTTGCCTAACCCTACTTCCTTTTTGTGGAGCAAGGAATTTTTGAATTCCTTTTCCCTTAGTCATATTAAAAGATTAATCGATTGCTTTTTCTATAAAATCGTCGGCTTCTTCAGGTCCAATCTTTCCAAGCTCAACAAGTTTAACGACTAACGATGCCAGTGCAAGGTTTTCAGGAACAGGCTGTTCTTTTAATTCGACTTCTCCCTTTTCAAAGGAGTCGGCTAATTCTTCAAAAGCGGCCTTAGCTGCTTCCTCAACTTCTTCTTCAGACCCAACCAACTCAACGAGTTCATCAAGCAGAGCGGTGTCTATTTCTGGAGAAGCAGGATTAGCTTTAAACTTTCCTCCAGTAGAATATTCGTCAAGTTTCATTACTTTATACATGACAGTCTTTTATTTTTTTTATTTATCATAGAAAAATTATGTCTAGTGTGGAACTTGAAAAATGAGAATCAATAAATTGATTGAATTCATCATAAGTGATTGATGGATTCATTAAACTCATGAATATGAATAAATCATTGACGTCTTTGATCCTTTTTATTGAAGATATTCTTTTTGGATATTTTGACTTTAGTTCCATTAATGCATGTGCCCACATAAAGACACGATAACCCTTTTTAATCAATTCAATTGATTTAAAACGGCCCGCCTTATCGTTATCAAATAGGATTCGAGTACTCTTTAGACTGGCCAGGTTATCCAATAACTGATTGCTTTTACTCACGCCGGTTGCTGCAACACAGTTTCGTATGAACATCGAATCGATTTGACCCTCAGTTATGGTAAGATCTTCGGAGAAACTTACGTTTAATATGTTAAAGTAGTTGTTTACTTGATCGATTGCCTGGATGCTATCATCGTCCAATTCTCGAATAAGACCGGTCCGTTTAAATTCTGCATAGTTCTTTATATTATACTTTGGACCAGTATAACTATCATCAATATGTCTGACAGCAAAACCTAAAATCTTATTAGATTTAAGATCCAAATTGAACAGGTATATCTTATTCTCCCTAGAATCATAAAAACAAGTCTTTTCAAAAACAGGTAGGGTGTTTATCTTTCTAGATAGAACGTATGCATATATTGGACTTTCCATTGGAGCATCCTTACATGGAATCAAGGAAAATCTCCTGGCGACCTCTGAAAAATCTAACAACTTTGCTCCAATTTGCCGATTAATCAAAAATTCTATAAGCGATCCCCTACGTTTGTTGGGAGAGGCCACCTTAAACTCGACCTTTGGCTTATTTATGGAAGGAGGAGAAACATCATACTTTCTGCTCAGTGCTGCAACAAACTTAGTAAGGGGTATCCATACACCACAGCCGTCGTTATAGCATTTATAGGTGCCTGTTGTCACGTATAAATTGCCACGCTTTTTATTAGGGTCCTTCTTAGAATCACCACAAAAGGGACAAGCAAAATTTAGCTTGTCCCTATCAGTATTATTAATCTGCTGTCGAATTGGGTCGTTTGGAAACCTTTTTTTAAGAACTTCCTTACAAAAATCGTCGACTGATCGATTTATCTCAAAATCTAGCATTAATGAGTGTGTGGAATTTTTACTCTTACACAATCTTGAGGTTGACCCTCGTTCATTAGGAAATTATTGATATATCCCATGATATTTGCAGACCCTATTGGATTTGCCGAATGAACTAATACTCTTGGAAAAGAGATAGTAGTCAACCGACGATCTGAATATGCTGCGGTAACTCTTGCTGGATTAAGGGTGTAAAATTCTTCGACTAGCCACTTTGCACAATCTAGTCCGGTCTTCTCCTTAATGTTATCGTAATCGAGCTTGAAATTAGGACTAACATTATTGAAATATTCTTTCATGGCAGAATCCCCAAGATCATGATCAAGAGAAATAGTATGAAAATTCTCAAGACCTATTTCTCTGACCTTGCTTACGAATTGCTCATAATCTCGAACCACTATCCAATCACCATCCTTTGGCGTTCGGACATCATCTAAATACAAATAGTAGTTATTCATCTTCATCGTCTGTGTCGCTGTCTATATTTTGAGCAAGCGAAAGTTTTTCAAGCTTACGCTCAATCTTTTTTATGTATTTTGGAAGTTCGAATTTAGGAACAATTACGGTGTTCAATCCAAACTTTGAGATGGTTTCCAAGTATTCGCTAAAGTCTGATTCAGCAGGTTCATTATCCGGATTGCCGATAATTTTCCAAAACTTCTCAGGAACTTCCTCTTGCTCCAATGTTTGAGAATTTACTATATAGAGCGGATATATGTCAGCGTCGGTCAATACTTTCTTCGTCTTGATTTCAATCACTTCGACCGCTCGCTTTAGATTTTCATCAATCTTACCTAGACCCATGGCTTCTAGTCGTCGGTTGACTGCATCAACGATAAGCGAAAAGAACTGTTTCTCGGTGTCGTGTGGAGGAGCAAGTTCGGCTGGATAATTCTCAGGAGAGTAGGCAAATACATCAAATCCATGCTCGTTTTCGGCACAGTGATAAAATTTAATCTTATCTCCTTCTCGAATAGCATTGTATTTTCGATTCAACCCACTTTTTATTAGCATGTGATTGTGATAGGCAGCGGCTCTTGGATAAATCGATATACCCTTTTTCAAGTCCAAGTCCTTTTCACTGGCCACATACTTATTATAGACTCTAACTCTAAAGTTAAATGCGACTTCATCTGTATTTAGAGTCATAAATTCTTTTTTGACCTTGTGAAGTTCAGGAATAAGATCATTCTCAAGATCAAGAGTCTTACCCTTTTCAAGGATCATAGTATCTAACGCCATGATTGTTTTACGAGCCCAGTCTGGATAGGAACTCTTGATCTGTTCTAATCCTTTAATGACAAGGAATCTTTTTTCTTCGGGTAAAAGAGAATATTCTTTGTTTGGAGTATATGCGACTTTGATTGCATAATTTTTCTTCTTTAACCAGAAGCCATAAACCGATAGATTTTCAAGCTCAAAATTCTGCCGATTCTTGGTGTTAAAGAGCCCGCCGTATTTCTCAAAACAGACGTTAAAATACTCAGCGAGTCGATATCGATCTATTGCGATACAGATATTTAAAGCTTCATCTGAGCTAAACTGGGCACCCTCAATGGAACTTATCGCTGAATCAAACTGAACATATATCGAGTCAGTATCAGTATAGATGGCGGCGTCCCTATCGATTGGGTTGATTTTATACTGGGCGATTCCGAGTTTTTCATGTAATTCTCGGTCGTTATGCCACTTTTCCATAAAATAATGATTCACGGCCTTGATCGAAAACTTAATAAGGTCTTGGCCCTGTAAAGTAATCGATTGGGCTATGTCTGGATTATAGAAATAGAACCATTTATTGCCAAATGCACCATAGATTGAGTTGATCAAGATCTTGATAGCATTCTGCTTTAGATCTAATTTTTTTATCCTTTTTTCGATATTCTCCATGTCTATCTTATATTCAGAAAGCAGCTTAGGTTTTTAAGAGCAAAAATGTTTTTGCTTTGAGCTCCATCCAGGTATTACTCATAATAAATAATAAAAAGGTCTTTACTATGGGTGACCATGCTCATCAAAATAAGGCGGAAAGCCTGTACGAAGCCCTACCGTTTATCGAGTCATTTCCATTTGACGAATACGCCATCTCGCTAGAGAAGATCGATGCTGTCGATTCGACTAGCGGAATTCCCCCAATCCTAAT